GTTGCCGGACGAACCAATCTGGGCATCGTCGCCGGACGAACCAATCTTGGCACCGTAGCCGGATGATCCTATCTGGGCACCGTTGCCGGACGAATTATCCTTTATGCTCGTTTTTATTTTTCCAGGCGATGTGATCTCTTTTAGCCACTCAACTCCAAGATCGATCATGTCAGCCAATTTTAACTCTGCTTTTATTTTAATCTTCGATGAGCAAATTTTTGTCCCTCTATCCTCCTTGGATATATTCCCGTCTTGTTCTACTTCGCAAAACCTAGAGTCTATTATAGTATAGTGATCAAAAACATCAAACGGGCTTTCGCAAGCGTGAAACCCTCTGCTACACACCTTGATCTCTCCATCCATCTCATATTCCTTGCCTATTTCATATTGAAAATCCCGACATTTTAATTTTTTGTCGAATCCTTTATAAGATTTCATAGCCATTTTATTATATTAATTCATCCGCTTCTGTCCTTTTATCCATAGGCTTGTTTTGAGCTTCATTGATAAAATTAAGCACCTCATTCCATGTCCTTTCTAACAACTGCCCATTATTCACTCCACAACATTCACATCCACTGGAAAATACTGGTATTATGTTCCCAGCACACATTTTGACAAATTTATACCCCACATATCTATCACATAAAGAACATCTTCTTACTGGTATAAATCTTACTTTACCGCTATAAACGATATTTACTAATGTCTCACGATCCATATGATTTTCTCCTCTAATTAATTATCCTTATTTCTAGCCAATCGGATAAAATTTATCCGCATTATCTTTTCCGTCTCCGCGAAAGTTAGCCAGCCCGCATGTCAGGATGCTCACAAGGTTATCCACCACCTCCAACTCGCTCGATTTGAACCACGCCAACTGACTATAAGTTTCACCTATCCATATTATACTCATTCTCCCGTCCCGACTGACCTCCTTGACCAGCCCTATATGGTTTTTAGTGTCCTTAATCACATTTAATTCGTCAATATTTGTAAGCCGAACAAAATCCATCGGCCGTATCACTTTATTCTCGTCCATGTCTTTATCCTCCTATATTCTTTTTATTCTCTCAATTTACGCTTAACCTCTTTAACATATTTAGTAGAATGTAGTCCCCTATGCAATCTTATAGCCCGATCTATATCCTTTTTAGGATTATGATGAGATTGATATATCTCGAACATTTCCCTAGCCTTGACAGGATTTGTTCTATCATCGTATCTATACCGCTTTTTCTCCCGTTTAAGACACAATATCCTATTAACCTCATCTACATACACCTTTTTCATCTGCCACATCCCTAAAGCCCCGGATGAGGCGTTATACGCCCGATCGTCATTCCTTGACTCCACGAAAGACAAGGCGGCCGCCAGCCTATCCCACACCCGTGCCTCGATCACGGCCGGCTTCGGGGCGAGGGGCATGCCTCCGCTTCCTTTTGGCGGTGTTAATATTATCATCGCCATCACAAGTAAGTATCTTATCATGTTTACTTGTTTTTATAAAACTCCTCCCCGAATTTCACATTATCCACATAATCTTCCATGCACTCATGAACAATTATATGAATATCACCCTCCGTATATGTTACCTCGGACATCAGCCTCTCATTAGTCATCCACCAAGAATAACTATCAATATGCCGTATCTCAAATCCATGATCATGCAACGCATACATAACATTATATCTTAAATCCCTGTCCATCATCATACACTCGTACACGATATAGCCATTGATACTTTCATGAGACCTACCGAACGTATAAACGTACCTACCCATCAACTTATACAACTCCCTTGCCATAGGATTCGGGATCGCCTCATCCATATCAAAATCCCCATCTGGATCAATAACCCACTCTACATCCCGCTCATCAATACAAGCCCTAGGCATTCCTATCGTCCGTACATAAAGACGTGATCGGTGATCCTTGCTTAACACCGTCCCGATATACTTTTCCCCTTTGGCATATCCTATATTATGGTTGCCGGTTATATTAAATACAATTTCAGCTCCTATCTTAATTTCATCCATATTCAAGATGTTTGTATCATTTGTTATCTTTTTTATACAAAAAGAGGATATAATGGCATAATATTATGATATCAAGACACGAATGCGTTATCTATCATATTATCATACATATCCTCTATACAACGTCATTTATGGCATTATATCGTATATGATGCCGCAGGTCATAAATACATCTAATTAACCCCTTTTTAAGGGCTTATCGCCATTTAGGTAACTAGCTATGCCTAATATTTTCGAAATAAGGGCTTTTTTAGCCTTATACTCATCGTTTATCCCTATTATCGCATATCTGTATACCATCCCATCCTTCGACACCTCCACGCCCACGTATTTAGGCGCAACGGCATCCCTATGTAATACGATAAACGGGCTTTTGCCGTCCAGCTCATTTATCAACTGGTTAAACTGTCGCCTTGTCATCTGATAGTGATATTATTTCCATGTTATAAATACGATCTCTCTTTACCCTTATCTTCTCGCATAGCTCATCGAAGCACCCATCTTCTTCTAACCTACCAACATAATATGATACATTCGATTTAGAGCTTCCTTGAAGATATATATTTCCTCCTATATTCCTTGAGAAAAAATTAGGTAAGACCATCTTCTGTCTCTTATCCTTATTATCTATGTAAGATATAACAACAACCCACAACTCTGGCTCCCGTTCTTTTACAGATAACATGAGATCAAGACTCGATTGACCATCGATATTCCTCCTGCCAGTTTCGTTATAACGAAGAATAATATAATCATCCACGTTATTATTCTCAATCATCACGACCATAGGGCGATCACCCTTCCCATTATCACATAATACTCTTGCCTCTTTTCCGTTACGTAGATATACCTTATCGTAATCTCCGTTTTTGTATATCTCGAAATCAAACTCTATTACCATTTTATCTCCTCCTATTGATATATTGTTGCGTACGACCTTCCTCTGTCTTCTCGAAATAAAACTTATTCCCATATAACCTTGTAAAACAGATGTTATACCCGAAATGCTCCGCACGTCTGATTTGCGCATAACCTCTACTGATATCCTTATCATCAATCAGCGTAACAAAACAATATGATCCTACTTCTGTATTCAAAACCAGATTTTCCCAATCTTTTACCTCCATATCAAATCTCCTTAAATAATTTTTTGTTATGATTATCGCTATTATACCATTTATCAATATTATCGTACTGCTTTGGATAAACCCCATAAGACCTACACCACCTAGGTAACGGCCCGTTCAGCACGTCTAACGCCGTCGCGAGATCGAACGTAGCTTCCTCCTTGACACAACACCCCTATCCACTTCCACAGCTCGGTATATAGGCTCTGCTATATGCTACGCTCATTCCATATTCCCCATGACTCAGATACCCGATGTTAGGCGAATCAGGGAAGGCGTAATACAACATTATATAATCACCCTTACTCCAACCTCTATTATAAGTATCATCCTGCCACGCAAAAACCCTGCAACCGGCTTCTTTCAGTTCCGCTGCCGCTCTTTTTAAAACATTGTCCATATTATCTATATTTAATTAAGTTGTGTCAAGGCGCCGGGAACCGACCCCGGATCATATCCGTACACGTACGATCATGATATATCCTTCCGCCCCGCCAAGGTTTGGTTCAACATTAACAAACTTTCATATCCTCACACATCTTAAAAAAGACCTCTCTTATGATCTTCTTGTATAAGATGTATATCTCATCATCATCCTCATCAAACTCCACTCCCCATGAACGTAATAAATATCTAATATCACAATCCGCTATATGAATCCTGAATATAGACGGAACGCTCATTATGTAATCCTCAAAAGCCTTCTTAATTCCATCCCTTTTGATATGTTCTTTATACTCATTCTTGAATACACTAAGCATAAAAGACATATATTCCCTATCGTATTTAAACTGCTTACCATAATTATCTGTATCTATATGATCCAGTATATATATCTCTATAGCGTCTCTATCGTATTTTGACATACTTCTTCCTCCTCCTTTTGATATTTTATAACCTTTTTCTCCCCATACGCTTTCGCTAACTGGATAAGTTGACCGGTAAACACCTTGGTACGGTGTTTTACGATCTTATCCACCAGCTCCGGGCATCTGGTTCTCCACCTATAATTAACCTCACCTTTAGCTTTCTTCTTATAATACCTGTAGAATGTTACGGCTACTACCACTTCTCCATTCTGCTCAAAAGCAACCAAATCGTAATTGTTGTAAGTTATTTCGTTCATCGTGTAATATATTTTATAAATTCAATCACTTTCTTTGGCAGTGAATCTATATCCTTCACTCTTTTACCAAAATTGTACATATGACTTCTATGCGGATAATAATCTCCCGCATACATCCCCACTCCTAATGGATGGAATGGATCCTCACTACATGAGAAAACAGGATAATACACCACCCCATAACCATCCTTTATATTTTTATTTACATATACTATGGTATATCTATCAGCCACCTCATCGCCAAAATCATATACTCTTACTTTTACTTTCACGTCATCCACATTTGTTATAATATTATCCATATATACCTCCTTCGTTGTTCAATATCCGACTAATCTATTTTCCTTCCATATAAGGTGTATGTACCATACCATCCCCTATCCATATTTACCACCTCAATATGATGTATGCGATAACAACCATTAGCTATTCTGCCNTATTCCTATACCCAGAATCAATGAAAACACGAGCCAATCTATCCCCACTAAATATAGATACCTTGATATCGTCTTTCTCTTTTATAATCCTTCCCATATCATATCCTCCTATCAAACTAATCTATCATTTTACCATAATTAGTATATGATCCACACCACCCACGAGCCTCATTCGACACCCTAATATGATCAATGGGCTTATCCCCGACCATATTATTGGCGTACGATATTACATCCGACATACTTCTGAATCCGGAATCCTTAATGGATTTTATAAGCGTCCTATCATACCCGAATACCAATATCTTCACAATATCCCTTTCTTTCACAGTCCTTCTCGCCCTCATAACATTCTAGCCATAAAATAAACAAACATAAAATCCACCTTATCATAATCCACCCTATGACCGGTTATCTCGAATATAACCCTACGCTTTTCTATAGTCTGTATATTATCTAACTGAATAGCTATGTAAGGATATTTCATGACTTTCTCTCTATTGATATTATTCAAAATAGCGTTGACATCTTGCCCGCGAAAATACATATTTACACCTATGTAGCTGGCAACCAAAAGACACTCATCTATCACCCCATCAGTATCGAATAGAAATAACATATCATCCTTCTCTATAGTATATTCCGCATCAAGAATCTTGATACGTTTGCTCCCGTCCTTCTTATCTGATATAAGAATCTCTATCATATCCTTGTCAGTCGTAAGGATATAATACGCCTCATCCTTTGTAATATTATCACGCAGATAAAGCAGCGCTTCATCTTGTAATTTCATAATCTCGTCCATGTTATTAGTATTTTATATTACCACTCCAAAAAGAACGGCGGTAGACACCCGTGGCCTACCACGCCGTGACACCGCCGCCCGTTCCCATTGGTATTATTCTACCACCTCTAATTTCCCGTAATAAGGATAAAAACAACCGTCTCGATAAACCGAATATCCGAGCGTTTTATCCTTTGCTTCATAGATGGAAACACAACCGCTGTTATAAGCGTTGGATAGTTCTTTCGCTACAAATCCACCTATTTGTTTATAGGTTTTAGGCGTATCCGCCAACGGCCTGCCTACATATATTTTTACCCTCTCGCACTTTTTGTCGCCTACGCATATATCCTTTCCTCTAAGCTCCGTTAAATACATGAATCTCATATCAACCGATTTTAAATCCAACATTCCTCTACCTCTATCTCCATACGATCCTCCCAATTACATAAATCAGGGTTCTCTCCTTCATAAAAGTAATAGTAAGCCCATACCTCAATATCGCCCACTTTTATGCATCCATCACCGCACCATTCCACAATATCGTCATTCCTGCATACATTTGTCGGTTCAGCACCAAGCGACAACAACTCGTTTATTATATTATCGCCGAACTTTTCTTTCGCCTCCTCTTTTGTCATATCACTATCAGATTTTTAATATTACACTACCGCCAAAGGAGAACAGGGAACGGACGACCAGCGGGGCCGACCCCACGCCATCGCCGCCGCCCGTTTCCCTTGGCTTCCTACACTCCCACCATCACCCAAAGAAACACATACACCCATACATAGACATACCTTCATACACATAAGATTCCCTTACTATAAAGATACCCTTGTCCCCCTTCCCTATTGTCTCCCGGGATCCCTTATTTCATCTCGTTTTTCCTCGGTTCACATTGATCCCCTTGACTCCCCTTGA